CACCAACAGCCGACTCTCGGGGTATCGCGGGGGTTCCTACGAGCCTGAAGACATTGCACCCGGAGAGGTCAACGCACCAGACGGTTTTACTGACAGAGATTTTCGGATCAACCAGTTCTGCATCTACGATCCCGCCACGGGCGCGTTTACCAAAGACCAGACTGCAATCGACCTGCAAGAGCAGCGCGACAATCCGTCTGCACCTTTGCCGACCAACTAAGGATTGACCATGAAGCTGATCGCACCATTGATTGCAGTCCTGTCCCTGACAGGCTGCGCCACTGCTGAATACGCAGCCTATGCCGACATCCACAAGGCTCAGGCAGCATCTCAAACGGCCCGTTATCAGGCTCTGGCAGAAATTGCAAAGCAAGGTGACACTGCGGCCAAAGTCGCGGCTGTGATGTCCTTGCAAATGGGTGCAGTGCAGAACCAAACCCAGATCGCAGCGCCCAAGTCATTTGGTGACCATCTGCTTCAGTGGACCTCTGTGTTGCTGCCCACTGCAACCCAGATCTACAGCGTGAGCAAACAGGCTCAAGTTGGTATCGCACAGAGTAACAACGCCACGACTCTGGGCGTAAGCACCAACGCTGCCTTTGTGGGTCTTGCTGGAAAGATTCAAGCGCCCGGTGCGATCACCACAACGACCACAACGACCAACACCGACAGCACGCACGCCCCGACTGTTGTGACTCAACCTGCGCCGATCACCATCACGCAGCCTGCGCCAATTATTGTCACTCAGCCTACGCCTGTAATTGTCAGGCCAGAGGTGGTGGTCACTCCGGCAGCAGCACCATGAAAGACTGGGCCGTCGCATTCATTGCAGCGGTCCTAATTGTTGGGCTAATTGTCTGGTGCGCCCGTGTTTTTATTGGAGTGATGTATGGATGAGCAAACTTTAAAGCACGAGCTGGCCGTCATCAAGGCCCAAGCTCAAGTTGAGCTGGACAAACTGAACGCAGCATCCCCGGCCAAAGAAATCGCTGGCAAGGCCATCGGCGAGGGTGGACTGTTCTACATCACGCTGATCATCATCATCGGCGTTGGTGCTTCCCTGTTTTTGGATGAGTCCAAGATTGCTGCGGTGATGGGCTTGCTGGGCTCTGCGCTGACTGCTTTGATCTCCATGCTCAACGGCATTGCTGGTGCAAACGCCAAGCAAGAGAAGCCCGAGTTTGAGGTCATCAAGAACCTGATCGACAAGCTGGACCGTCTGGACCGCAAGGAGCCTCCAATGCGGGTTACTGTAGAAGGCGAAAAGGTTACGGTCTCCAAGGGAGAAGACAGCATTACCACGTCAAAGGGGGCGTGACGTGGTTGACCTTACCAAAGCAATTGGAGCCGTTGCCGCCAGTGTTGCTGCGTTAGGTGGAAGCTACACGCTTGCCGACAAGTTTGGGTTGCTTGACAGGGCCATTATTGAGTGGACTCCTGAGCATTTCAAAATTGTGGCCGAGGCTGGTAAGCCCATCAACGTCACGGTTGCCCGGATCAAAAAACGTGACGACTGCTCTGTTGAGAGCTTTACCCCAAGCATTCGTGATGCAGCAGGCATGGTGCATGAGGCAACCACCACCGCAAGCAAGTTCAGCGGTCCAGCAGGGCCGGAAATTGACACGTTTACATACGAACTCACGATGGTTAACAAAGAGAAAATTGCCAGCGGTAAGGCAACTTTGCTGGCGACCATCAAATACAAATGTCCGGAAGGGGAGCGCGTTGTGCAGTATCCCCGCCACACCAACCTGAGTTTTGACTTAAAGGGGTAATTGATATGGATTGGCTTAAACAAATCGCTCCCACCATTGCCACGGCGATGGGGGGTCCACTGGCGGGGATGGCTGTGTCGGCCATCTCAAAAGCCATCGGCGTTGACCCCGACAAGGTTGGCGACATGATCTCCAACAACAAGCTGTCGGCTGAACAGATTGCACAGGTCAAGATTGCCGAGATCGAGCTTCAGAAGCAAGCGCAGGAGCTGGGCCTGAACTTTGAGAAGTTGGAAGTTGAAGACCGCAAGTCCGCACGGGAGATGCAGGCCACCACCCGCAGTTTGATGCCACCCCTGCTGGCTGGCGCTGTGACCATTGGGTTCTTTGGCATCATGGTGATGATGTTCTTCAACCAGATTGACAGCAGCAACCCCGCCATCTTGATGATGCTGGGCAGCTTGGGCACGGCGTGGACGGGCATTATTGCCTACTACTTCGGCTCCTCTGCTGGATCGCAGGCCAAAACCGACCTTCTTTCAAAAGCTGGAGCTTCTAAATGACAGAAGACCAGCTCAAGGAAATGCACATCGACCCGTCTTGGCTGGAGCCATTGACGGCGGCATTTCAGCGTTTTGACATCAGCACCCCTGAGCGCCAAGCGGCGTTCATCGGCCAGTGTGCCCACGAGTCGGGTAACTTTAAGACCTTGCAGGAGAATCTGAACTACAGCGCCAAGGGCTTGCACGCCACTTGGCCCAGCCGCTTTGCATCTGAGGAGGCTGCGCAGCCGTTCCACCGCAACCCCGAGAAGATTGCCAACAAGGTATATTCTGGCCGGATGGGCAACACCGACGAGGGCGATGGCTGGAAGTACCGTGGCCGTGGCCTGATCCAGTTGACTGGCAAGGACAACTACCGCCTTGCCTCTGACGCCTTGGGCGTAGACCTTGTGGCCGACCCCGAGCTGGTTCTGTCCAAAGAATATGCCGCCCTGACGGCTGCTTGGTACTGGAACAAGCGCGGCTTGAACAAGGAAGCCGATGCCAAAGACTTCACGGGGATGACGAAAAAAATAAATGGTGGGACAATAGGGCTTGCAGACAGGGTTGCGCACATCAACACCGCCCTCAACGTACTGACCGCATGAGGTAAAACGTGCCACTCAAAAAACTCCTGTTCAGACCCGGCGTAAGTCGCGAAAACACCAGATACCTGTCGGAAAATGTCGGACCTGCCGGGATCAACGGCGCGTATTCGGCTGGCTGGTACGATTGCGACAAGGTTCGGTTTCGCTCAGGGTCTCCCGAAAAAATTGGTGGCTGGGAGCGCATCTCCGTAAACTTCTTTTTGGGCGTGTGCCGGTCTATGTGGAACTGGGTGACGCTTGATGGCCTAAACCTTATTGGTGTTGGCACAAACCTGAAGTTTTACATTGAGCGCGGTGGTGCCTATTACGACATTACCCCTTTGCGGTCGTACACCGAGGCACCTGTAACGCTGACCAATCCATTTAGCACCACCTCTGGTTTGGCAGTAATTGTCGTGGCCGACACCGCGCACGGCCTAGTCACCGGGGACGTTGCCAATTTTTCTGGGGCCGTAGCAGTTGGCGGTATCCCCCCAGAAGTCCTAAACACCAATCACACGGTTACGGTGACTGGCGTTGATAGTTACACGATCACCGTGTTTACCGCAGCTACTTCTACGGTGGCTGGCGGTGGCGGGGCTGCTGTGGTAGCTACATACACGAAGTACAATTTCGTCCTGACAAACCCCTTCAGTGCCACACTGGGCTCCAACGTCATCACTGTCGCGGATACGGCGCACGGCTGCAATACGGGGGACTTTGTTACTTTCAGCGGAGCCGTGGGCCTTGGCGGCAACATCACGGCAGGTGTTCTTAACCGCGAGTACCAACTCACAGTCCTCAATGCAAACTCGTACGCCATCACTGCGTCCGCAACCGCCAACGCAACGGACGTATCAGGTTCTCCCGGCGGCGGGACGGTGGCTGCTGCGTATCAGATCAATACTGGGGGCGAGTTCGCCGTACCTCTGCTGGGTTGGGGCGCTGGCTCTTGGGGCGCTGGCCCTTGGGGCGTAGGCGCAACGACACTGGATACTATTCGGCTGTGGAGTCAGTTCAACTTCGGCGAAGATTTGGTTTTTGGGCCACGGGGTGGGGGCATTTACTATTGGGCCTCCTCTGGGGGAACTAGCACCAGAGCGGTTAGCTTGACAGCTCTTAACGGCGCATCAGATGCGCCTACGGTGCAGAACTACTTGCTGGTTTCGGATGTGAGCCGCTTTGTGTTGGCATTTGGGTGCAATGATGTCGGCCTCTCCGCGCAAAATCCAATGCTAATCCGCTGGTCCGATCAAGAGAACGCAGCAGATTGGACGCCATCGCCAACAAACCAAGCTGGAGGATTGCAGTTATCGCGGGGTTCGCGCATTGTTTCTGCCATCCAGTCCCGCCAAGAAATTGTGGTGTTCACGGATAACGCGGTGTACGCCCTTCAGTATCTCGGCCCTCCAATCGTTTGGGGTGCGACACTGCTTGGTGACAACACATCAATCGTTGGGCAAAATGCCGCCGCCGTTGCTTCTGGCGTCGTCTATTGGATGGGTGTGGACAAGTTCTATAAGTACGACGGTCGAGTTCAAACCTTGCGGTGCGACTTGCGTCAGTATATTTTTTCAGACCTAAACAAAGACCAGTACGCCCAAGTTTTTGCTGGGACCAACGAAGGCTTTAATGAGGTTTGGTGGTTTTACTGCTCGACTGGTTCCCTTGTGGTTGACAAGTACGCGATCTACAACTACTCCGAAGACATCTGGTACTACGGCAGTTTAGGTCGCACAGCATGGCTGGATTCTGGGTTGCTCGATTACCCGATAGCGGCTACGTACTCCAATAACATTGTGAACCACGAGTTTGGTGTGGACGACAAGACAACCGACGTGCCAACCCCGATTACGGCAACAATCACTTCCGCTGAATTTGATCTGGATGATGGGCACAAATTCATGTTCCTTTGGCGCGTCCTGCCGGACATTACGTTCCGTGGGTCAGAGGCCGCAGCTCCTACGGCCCGGATGTACATGCAGCCTTTAAAGAACGCGGGTTCAGGATACACTACCCCTCCATCGGTTGGCGGTGAAAACAACCGACCGATCACGCGTACAGCCGTGCTGCCAATTGAAGAATTTACGGGGCAGATTTTTACCCGGGTTCGCGCACGGCAGATGTCCATGAAGGTGGAGAGCACCGGCCTTGGCGTAACTTGGCAGCTTGGGGCTCCGCGCTTTGATTTGCGTCCTGATGGCGCGAGGTGACCTATGGGCATGTTCAGTCGCGTTACCCCGCCTCGGCCAACCACAGCGCCAGCGCAATACACCACTGCGTTTATGGACCAGATGCAG